AGAATGTCTATGGCGCAAAGAGTGACACTTGCACAGACACAATTGCAAATAGCACAGACAAATCCGCAAATTCACAACATACACGAAGCATATAGACGTGTTTATGAAGCGTTAGGTACAAAACAAATTGAAGGATTGCTCAAACCAGCACCAAAACAACCAGAGCCGTTAGATCCAGCTAAAGAAAACGCACGTGCACTGCAAATGCAACTACTAACAGCATTTGAATTTCAAGATCATGATGCACACATATCTGCACACATGGCATTTATGGCATCTCGAATGGTACAAATCAATCCACAAGTATATGCATTGATGCAATCACACATTTCTGACCACATATCCTTTAAAGCAAAAGCAACTGTCAAAGGAATGATGGCACAAGACCCACAAATGCAACAAATGGCACAACAAAATCCAGAACAATTTGAAATTATGTTTGAAGCTGAAGTTGCAAAGGTTGCAGCACAGATAACACAAGAGTTAGTACAGACTGAAATGCAAACAAACGCTGCAAAACAGGATCCACTTGTTAGAATTAAACAACAAGAGGTAGATTTAAAAGCTATGGACATGCAAAGAAAAGCAGAAGAGACTGCATTTAAGCAAGATCAAGAAAATTTAAGAGCAGCAGAGCGTTTAAATTTTGATTATGATAGACTTGCAGTACAAGACCAACAATCAGACGAACGATTAGCAGTAGCGAGGCAAAAACTTGAGAAGAAATAACGAAAAAGGACTAAGCGGTGGTGTGAGGTCTGGGCCTGCTCCAGAAAAAGGTTTCAATCCACAAGGATTGAAGTCAGGAGGATGTCCACATAGAGAACCAGGAGTTAAATCTGACATTAAAGGAATTAAAAACGTGCAGGTCTCTGGTAAAAAATTCATCGGCTTACGATAACCTAACAGAACAAGGTAAAATCCTTTTTCTTGCTGGCATATTCGATGGCGAAGGTAGTTTTGGTGTTTGGGGCAAGGGAAAAGGTAGAAAATCATTTCAATGTTCTGTTGAAATGTGTGATAAGGACATAATTCAAAGATTTGTAGAAAAATTTGGCGGATCTATATTGCCTGTAAAAGTTCGTAAAGATAATTGGAAGCAAACATGGAAATGGAAGATGTCAGGCAAGAGGGCTTTCACAATTGTTGGAAAAATGGTAGAGTATATGTGTCAACGAAGGAAGGACAAGTACAATGTGGTTAAGTGCAATCAAATTAGCGGTTAGTGCAGGAAGTAAAATTTACGCTAACAAGCAAAAGACGAAAATGGCTATGTCAGATGCACAATTAATGCATGCTGAACGTATGGCCAAGGGTGAAGAAGCTTACCAGGGAAAACTTTTAGAGGCCCGACAATCAGACTGGAAAGACGAGGCAGTTCTCATAATTCTCAGTTTGCCCGTATTGGTGCTTGCTTGGGCGGTCATATCGGACGACCCAACTGCTATGGATAAGGTAAAACTTTTCTTCGATATGTTCTCACAGCTCCCGTCATGGTTTACAAATTTGTGGATCTTGGTTGTGGCTTCAATATATGGTATAAAGGGAACACAAATATTTAGGAACGGAGGAAAAAAATAGATGACTAAATTATGTCCAAGAGGTAAAGCGGCAGCGAAAAGAAAATTTAAGGTATACCCAAGCGCATATGCTAATGCCTACGCATCAAAAATTTGTGCAGGTAAAATTAAAGATCCATCTGGTGTAAAAAGAAAAGATTTCAGAGGACCAAAACCAGCAGCAAAAGGTGCAATGATGAAAGCTAAAAAAGGTAAAGCTGTTATGATTCTGATTGGTGTTGGCAAAAAGAAAAAAGTTGATAAGAAAATGGGTGGTGGTATGACAGCAGGTTCTCAATCAGCTATGGGTAGATTACAAAAAGCAAACATGATGAGTAAAGGCGGCTTGAAAACTGAATTAAATAATCCTGCAAAAGGATACACAAAAGGTGGCATGGCTGACTATTACAAAGATTTAATGTAATGTATAAAAAAGGATCATGTTGGGACGGCTACGTTCAAGCTGGCATGAAGAAAAAAGGCAATAGGTTAGTTCCTAATTGTGTCCCAGCAAGTTCTAAAAAAATGGCCGAAGGTGGTCTAACAAAATGGTTTAAACAAAAATGGGTAGACATAGGATCAAAAAAGAAGGGTGGAGGATTTAGAGAATGTGGAAGAAAATCTGCAAGTGGATCAAAAAGAAAATACCCAAAATGCGTGCCTGCTGCAAAAGCAGCCCGAATGACAGAATCGCAAAGGCGTTCTGCTGTTGCAAGAAAAAGAAGTAAAGCACAAGGTGTAGGTGGTAAACCTACAAATGTTAAAACGTTTGCAAAAAGAGCTTAATTAGATATATTCATTTTGTGGATATATATACAATCTCAATCATACAAAAAGTTATTAAACGTTCATTAGATCGTCTTAAAGACCACGCTATATATGGTGTTGACACTATGGAGCAACTACAATATGTTAGGGGTCAAATCAAATCCTATGAGGATTTGCAACAGGAAATAAAAGACCTGCTGTCAAGAACGGAGATAGAAAATGAACAAGTCCACGGAGACACCGAAACGGACTGAAGCACTCTTAGACGCTTATAAAGCGAAAGAAGAAGTAGAAACAGTCCTTGATCCTAAAGCGATCAAAAAATCAACATTAGAAAGTTTACCGACACCTACTGGATACAGATTATTAGTATTACCATATGCTGGTCCTAAAAAAACAAAGGGTGGAATTTTACTTTCTGATACAACTCAAGAAACCATACAAATGACAACAGTATGTGGTCTTGTGCTTAAAATGGGAGATCTTTGTTATCAAGATAATGACAAGTTTCCTAAAGGACCATGGTGTAAACTAAACGATTGGATAATCTTTAGTAGATACGCAGGTTCAAGATTCAAAATAGAAGGTGGAGAAGTAAGAGTTCTTAATGATGACGAGGTCATCGCTAAGATAAATGATCCATCAGATATTTTGCACCATTATTAAGGAGGATTAAATGGCTGAAGAAAACAAAAACCCAGAAGTAGAATTAGATACTGATGGCGTAAACGAAGAAAGGGTAGAGGTACCTGAAGCGAAAGAACCAGATGAGTCTTTTGCACAAAAAGAAGATGTTGATCTAGGTTACACTGATATTAAAGATGAAGAAAAGGTAACTGGAGAAAAAACTGCAAAAGAACTTTTGCAGGAAACTAAAGAAGAACCTAAAGAACAACCAAAGCAAGTTGAATCAAAAGATACTGATGAAGAGGGCTTGCAAGAATATTCTGACAAAGTTCAAAAAAGAATAAAAAAACTTACTTTTCAAATAAGAGAAGCAGAGAGAAGAGAAAAAGCTGCTGTCGATTATGCGAAAGGACTTAAGAATAAATATGAGACCGCTCAAGAAAAATATGAGGAAGTCGATACTAATTATCTTAAGGAATATGATGCAAGAATTGATGCGGAAAGAGACAAAGCAAAAGCTGCACTGAAGACTGCATTTGATTCTCAAGATCCTGAACAAATTACAGAAGCTCAGGATAAGCTTACTAAGTTAGCTGTTGAGAAAGAAAAAGTTTCGATGACTCTTGCAGAAAAAGAGTCAAAGAAAAAAGAATCTGAGTCAAAACCACAAGAAACTACTCAAGAACAGCCACCAATTAGTCAAAGAGCACAGGAATGGGCTTCAGACAATGAATGGTTTGGCAGTGACAGAGTAATGACTTCTGCTGCGATGGGAATACATGATGAGTTAATGCAGGAGGGAATTGACGCGGAGAGTAACGAGTATTATAATCAAATCAACAAACGTATGAAGGAATATTTCCCTCAGAAATTTGCCGATACGACAGCAGAAAAACCTGTTGCTACCAAGGAACCCGTCCAAAATGTAGCTTCAGTTAGTCGTAGAGCAGGAGGACGCAAGTCTGTGAAACTCACCAAATCACAGGTAGTTATCGCTAAGAAATTAGGGGTGCCACTAGAGGAATACGCTAAATACGTGAAGGAAGGAGCATAAAATGGAAAAAGTAAAAACTTCACGCGAGTCTGAAACTAGAACCAAAAATTCTAGAAGGAAAGATTGGACTCCACCATCCAGTTTGGATGCGCCAGCTGCACCGCATGGTATGTGTCATAGATGGATACGTACAGCAACTGCAGGCTTCGAGGACGTTGCAAACGTTTCGAAAAAGCTAAGGGAAGGTTGGGAATTTGTCAAAGCTGAAACACTGAAAAGTGAAATAGGTGAAAACGATTACCCAGTTATTCACGAAGGCAAACATGCTGGTCTCATCGGGATTGGGGGCCTTGTGTTGGCAAGGATACCAGAAGAGATTCTGAAACAACGTGCTGAGTATTTCGCAAGAATAACTCAAGATAGAACAGACGCGATTGATAGGGATCTTATGAAGGAACAACACCCGGATATGCCAATCAATATTGATAGGCAGTCCAGAGTGACCTTTGGAGGTAACCGCAAAAAATAATTTTTTTGCATTAACTACAAGAGTCTTAAATTAACGTTTATAAGGAGTATATAACAATATGGCAAACGTAAGTGAAAAGTTCGGTCTTAGACCGTACAGAAAACTAGACGGTACGCCATTAGTTGGTGCACAAAACAGATATCTTATATCTGCTAATAACACTACTGCTATTTTCCAAGGTGACTTAGTTATCGCTGAAACAGACGGTACTATCACAAGACACGTTGCGAATAATAGCACAGCAGTTATTGGTGTGTTCAATGGATGTTTTTATACAGATCCTACTACGCAAAAACCGACATTTAGGAACTCGTACCCAGGTTCAATCAACGCAAGTGATATAACTGCATTTATCGTTGATGACCCTGACGCAGTTTTTTTAATGGACGCAGACGACACTTTTGCGAGAGCGGATTGTTTTAAAAACTATTCAGTAACTAATGCTACTGGTAATACAAAAACAGGAATATCTGAAGTTCAGTTAGATGTATCTGTATCTGGAACAAATGCTTCATTCGTGATTCAAGCGATGGACATTTCACAAGATCCAGGTAACTCAGCTACAGATTCTGCAAACGGAAATATTCTTGTTAGAATCAACAAACACTTCTACAGAAGTGGAACAGGTATATAGGAGTAATAGAATATGGCTATATCACGATCACAACTAGTTAAAGAACTAGAGCCAGGTTTGAATGCACTATTTGGCCTGGAATATAACAGATACGAAAATCAACACGCAGAGATTTTCGCTACTGAAACATCTGACAGAGCTTTTGAAGAAGAAGTAATGTTAAGTGGTTTCGCAGGGGCACCAGTAAAAGCTGAAGGTGCTGGAGTAGTATTCGATCAAGCGAACGAAACGTTCACTGCAAGATACACTCACGAAACAATCGCTTTAGCATTTGCTATCACTGAAGAAGCAATCGAAGATAACCTTTACGATAGATTAGCTGCAAGATACACAAGAGCTCTTGCAAGATCTATGGCAAACACGAAGCAAGTTAAAGCTGCTAACGTTTTAAACAACGCGCAGAAAGCTGGAGTGCTTGGTGGTGACGGAGTGCCTTTAATTTCGGCATCTCACCCACTAGCAACAGGAGGTACATTCTCGAATGTATTAGCTGTAGCTGCAGACCTTAACGAAACTTCACTTGAGCAGTCGTTAATCGACATCGCTGGGTTTGTTGATGAAAGAGGTTTAAGAATCGCTACTACAGGTAGAAAAATGATAATTCCAAAAGAATTAC